GAACTGCTGCGCCAACCACTTCTTGAATGGGTTCAGTAGGAGGAACAGCCGGTTTTGGTCGTACTCGTGCCGCGCTACCCACCGGTACATAGGAGTGGCATCTGGAACAGACATGACGTCTGCGCCGGACGGGTCGTTTATCCCCCTCGCATCCGCCGAGCTTCTGATCCGCAGCACTCCCCGGATGTTCTCTGCTATGTAGTTGGCTATCAAGTCCTCAATCTTGACGCTGTACTGCGCGGCCTCTATTTTCTTTTCCTTGAGCTTTTTGACGGTCCACGCAAAAAGCGCGTCCATGTCAAAGTTATGCAGCTTGATTGTCTTAGCTACCAGTAAGCCCGCCAGAGTAGTGGCAGCCTGTGCCACCCAGCCTCGGTTTTGAGGCCCCAGCCCCGCCGATTCAACCAGCCTGTCCGACATCGTGTCCACCAGCTTTTTAGCCGCAACCATGTTACTGAGCAGCTTCTGAATGTACGGCACGCAGGCCACACCGTAGTTGTTCTGATACAGCTCGTTGAACTCCCTAGCCTGTCGGGTGGACTCTGCGCTATCGTCCAGTAGCTTGAATATCTCAACCTCTATTATGCGCTGCAACTCGCCCTGCGGAGACGCTTTCTTCTGGCTTACCTTGCCCCCCAGCGTAGCGTTGGAGGACAGCCCCACCAACAACTGCCATGGCGAACCGCGATACCTCTCTCGGTTCTGCCCCGCGTTTGACATCCTTCCTTTCTGAGTCCCCTCGCCAGACTTGTACAGAAACCCGCTTGCCATCTCCGACGTAAAGTTAGTAACCTCTTCTGCGTACAGCGGCAGGTTCTTGTACACCTCTGCGCGGTTCCATATCATGTTTTCAGTATCGCTGGTGCCCTTAAGTACCAGACCGGAATGGTTACCCCACACCGAGGCGCCCAAGAACTGCGCTTGTGACTTACCGTAACCTGATTCACTACTGTATAGATTGAATATCGCGCCGTTAATTGCCGGAGCAAATATCATCAACGGCGAGCCAAACGACAGTCCCAACATAAATTGGTGAGGCTCAAACCCCGGCCGGTTTAAGAACTCCGTGGCCTTGACCCACTCAGACAGCTTTCCTTTTGGCTCCAGCGCAGGGAAGTATGCCTGCGTAAACGGAGACGGCGGGTTGTCTTCAATACTCCGCACTTTAATTTTGCGGGAGCCAACCACAAACGCGTCCTTGCCCGGTGTCCACCCAAACTGACTGACGGCTTCTTCTTCTTTTTTGTCGGGCTCCATGCGCTTTATCCACGCAGCGAAGTATTTAAGCAGCATCTCCGGGTTTAGCGTAACGATGCCGTTGAAGCTCAGCTCTTTCCTGCAGTCCTCGCGGCTAAAGAGTTTGGTGTTAGGGACAACAAATTCCCGCACACCCTCCAACTTTGTGTGGTACCGCAGCAGCGTGGATGCGCCGGACACTGGGTCGCGTATTCTTTTTACCGGGTAGATGTCTCGGTGGTATACCTCAAGCTCCTCCTCGTCGCCGTCTTTGTTCTTCTGGCGCAGGTAAATGCCACCGTTCGCACCCCTAAAGTAGGGATAGGGGTACGGGGGTATGACATAGGTCTGTACCTCCTCCTCTTCAGATGCGGGTTCAAACAGGCCGTCCTCGGCGGGTGCAGTAGGCGAGGCCAACTCCAAATCTACCGGCTTCTCGGCCGGTACGTGGACGATGTTGTCCTGCTCAGTTGCTTCCCTCACCTCCATGCCCAGCGTGATAGGGGATTTAATTTTCCCTTTTAGGGGGCACCCCGCGCAGCCTGCGGGGTTGTTTACTTCGAAGGTGCTGCACAGGTGCGGGTACCGGATGGAGGCGGCGACTTTATTTGTTTCGCCCGGATCATAGTCGGGGTACCTTTTTGAGATGTTGTGCACTGCGGTGTTGCCTTCTTCGCAGTGCTTGGCGATGGATATGACATCGACCCACTGGGCGTATTCTAAGTTGGCGGGGTTGCGGACGGCGTTGTCGATTTGAGCGCAGCCCTTACCCTCCATCGTCTTCGTCAGTATCTTTGAAAACTTCTTGGTGTAGTTACCTAGAAGGTTATCCATCGTCGTCCGGTCTTCGACGCTCATCTCTCTACCCACCTCCAGTAAGGGAGGGGAGGGCGGTGACTCGCGTTTCAGAACTGAGCTAATCCTGTGTAGGGGGTACGTCTCGTTTATGTGGCCTATCAATGCCACAGGAAGCGGGGGATTAGTTTTAAAATTACGGGTACCGGGTATACGTAGAATACGTGCCCCGTCGGCAGTAACTACTGGGTCTGCTGGGAATTTGTGAAATACGCAGGCGCGTTTAAGCGCGTTGGCAATGGGTGCCCATTCGAGGTAGGTGATTGCGAAGTCAAGAACCCAGTAAACGTGCAAACCACGCCCCGAGTTTACCAGCACTGTTGGTTTCGGGAGATTAGCTGCTACACAGAAAGTACGCAGCTTTGCTAACGCGTCGCCCTGATCCCTGAATCCTTTTCCTTCGCCGCAGTCCAAGTCCATGAAGAAGGACTTTATGCTCTTTATCTCCGTCACCTTGCGAGAGGTGCTGTTGAAAGTAGCCAACGCGGTGTACACGTCGACTCCCTTACGGTCCAACTGCTCCGCCGCAACTGATGCAGCGTCCAAATCGGACACAAACTTCTGTCTCGCCGTCCCACTGTTTATCCCAACTATGCAGTATTCACCTCCGTCGGCAAGCACAGTACTGAGAAAGTTTTTTGTCGGCATTTCAGTATCTCTTTGTACTTTTTTTAAGAGACGCGGAAGCCTCGGGGGAGACCCCCGCGTCGTGTTAGGTGGGCAGCAGCTGTGTTCTAGTGCAGAGACTTAGTCGTCCCACGCACCCATTATGTCAGCCAAGTCGGCGGACTGGGGGGCGGGGGTCACCTGCGGTTTGGCTTTTGATTTGACCACGGGGACTTCTTCTTCCTCTTCTCCGGCGTCTTCCTCAACAACGGGGACTGGCTTCTTAGCGACTTTGGCTTTCACCGGCACCGGCTCCGACGCGAACAGAGCAGCTGGAGCGGCTTCTTGCTGTTCCGTTGGTTTGTAGTCCATCCGAATCAGTGCATCGACCTCCGGGTCTTTCTGCAGTCTAGCAACCATTCCCAACTCAGATTCCGTCAGGGCGCGGATAGGCTTGAAGGACAGTTTCGGTGTAGAGCTGTCGGTGTCAAAACGCATTTCCGTAACCACAGCGGCCAGCGGAGTCTTGTGCGCGTGCAGCTTTCGCACGTATGCCTGCATCTGCATTTTGTCCGTAGCGTCGCCAAACAAACTTGTGGCGGGCATCGACAGTAGGTGCGCTTCAGCGGAAACAAAACGGTTTTCCCCATCAGGCAGCAGTACGGCTACGCGCTGCTGGAAACGACATGCGCGGGAGTCGCCTGTCCCGGAGCCTTTGATGTTCATGGGGCAGCTGTTGCAGTCGGTGGCCTGCCTGTCGCTAGCCAGCACATCTATATGTGGGATTTTGCCGTCTTCGGACCAACAGGTTGGACCTTGGTTAGCGCCCTCTACATACGCGCCAGCGTAGTACGTGCGGGAGATAGGGGCTGCTTTGACAATGACTGTCTGCAAAGTTCTGGAGTCTATCGTGCCGACTTCTTCACCTGCTACGATCTTGCGGAAAACACCACCGCGAATACTCAACCGGCTCCCACCGCCGTACCCACCGGCGATTGTTGTTTCCGGCGCAAGTGTAGCAAGCAGCGCTCTGTAACTATCTGGCATACCTTCAAACAAACTTATGTTGCTCATCGTGTTCCTCCAATAAGTTGATCAATGTCACTATCTTCTGTTTTTATTGTGAAAGACTGACCGCCCAAGCGCACCTCTACGGGTACTTCTTTGGTAGGTTTCGCCTCTCTTGCTGCTCGTGCCTTAACAAGAACTTCTTTCACTCTCGAAAGGTCTGGGCGTACCTCTGCTGCCGCTGCTTCAGCAACCATATCCGTCATGCTGGAACGCTTCAGCCCTGCAACAGCCTCGTCTATGTTAAACCTGTAGGTGTTGCTTACCTTCAAGTACGCATCCGACGGTAGCTTACCGAGTTTGATCCATGTACGGATAGTGCTGATCTTAACTTTCAAGTAGCTCGCCAGCTCGTCGATGGTGACGTAGCCGTTATTGTGAACTTCACTCATATTAACCTTTTCCTTTTTTTACAGTTATCGTGTATTCGGAGTCGACACTCAAACCTGCTGGTCGCAGGTCAGGATTATCCTGCAGGAACGTCTGCATGTTTCCTTGGTGAATGCGCTTCTCCAACAAGTCTGGGCACTTGTGTTCCACAATGAACGCGCCCATCCGCTCCCAGTCGTTCGTCCAATACTTACTGCGTACTGTTCTGTAGAACATCCCTGCCTCTGTGCGAGCGGATTCGACGCCGTTCTCCTTGCAGTAATCCAACAGCGCCCGCTTCACAGCATCCATCTGAAACTGAAGAGCATCATCAGCCGCTTTAAACTCCGCAGCCAACTCTGCCTTCTTGTCCCGCATTTTAACAAAAACCTTCACCATCTTGTTTATATCTACGCCGTATGCCATCGTATGTTCCTTTTTACTTATTTTTGTTCAATGTACTTTAACTTTTACTCACTTTCAAGTATTTCATTGTACAAATCTACTATTTTAGAGTGGGTATCTATCTTTTTATCCAGCGCGGCGTACACACGCTTCTCGGCGGCGCTCCCCTGCAGCTGGATGACAGTGCATTTATTTACCTGCCCGTGTCGATGAACCCTAGCGTTTGCTTGCTCGTATATTTCTACCGAGTAGGTTGGCCCCCACCACACGATGGTGTCCGCTGCGGTAAGAGTCACGCCGTGGGCCGCAGCTTGGGGTTGGATAACCAGCACTTTAGGATCAGGGCCGCTCTGAAAGGACCTGAATATATCAGTTCGCTTGGCTGCGGGCACCGAACCGTCGATGACTGCCACAGCTATTCCATCTGCGGCTAGTTTTTCCGCAACCATGTCTACCGTGTGCGTGTACGGAACGAACACAAGAACCTTGTTGTTGGTCTCCGCTATCACCTCCATCAGCGCGGAGTATCGAGGCGCGACGTCAAATACCACTGTGTCCTTCTTGTCGGAGTAAACCGCCCCGCCGCTTATCTGTATCAGCTTGCTAAGGTTCACCGCCGCGTTCTTGGCGCTGATACTTTCCCCTGCGGCTTCGGCCCTCATACGTATGCGAATGGCGTTGTAGAACTTCTCCTGCTGCTTGGTTAGAGGGACGTCCCGCTTTGCGTACACCATGTCCGGCAGATCGAGGCATTGTTCCTTCGTGAATCTAATCGCGGGCTGCAGCACTTGATTGACGACGGCCCCTGCGTTTGGTCTTGGAACCCACTTGAACGGCCCCGCTTTGTACATCACCATGTCTTTAAACGAGCCAGCGGATCGCGGCACAGCTCTAGGGTTAACAAGTTTTGCCAAACCGAAAGCGTCTTCAGGGGACTGCGCCGCGGGGGTTCCTGTCATCATCCACAGCCATGTGCCGGGAGAGAGGATTTTGTTGAGGGCCTTCCACCGCTTAGTCTGCGGGTTTTTGTAGCCGGTGGCCTCGTCTACGATAACAAGATCAAAACCACCCTCAGCAATGGTGTCCTTGACAATGTCCACGCCGTCGAAGTTAATGATGACGAAGTCCGCGCCGGAGTTGATGATGTCCTCGTTC